TACCCTGAGTTCCTTGGACACCTTGAAGTCCTTGTAGTCCCTGCGTACCCTGTGCTCCAGTAATTCCCTGAAGACCTTGAGCACCTTGAGTACCTGTAAAGCCTTGTAAACCGTTAGTTCCTTGGACACCCTGTATACCTTGTAGACCTTGCGTTCCTTGAACTGCGTAAGCAACTTGGTTTGCAGTAATAATGACGCCAGGAGTTACTGGAGTTGTAGGAGTGGTTCCCGCAGCAATGGTGTCAATTTGAACAAGAGTGGATGAGGCTGTCCACATAAATTGAATGTAATCGCCAGCATTAAGGCTTAGGTTGATTGGTGCATTGGCAATAAACTGTCCAGTTCCGCCATGCCCTGTGCCTGGGATACCAAACTGTGAGGCTGAGTCTGCAATGTCTGCACCGTTCTTACGAAGCCAAACAGTTGCTACATCCCCATTAGAGTCAGTACTAAAGAATTGTAAAGAGTACTGGATGTTATAAACACCAGTGTAAGCAAAGGTAAGTCGGTTACCGCTTACAACACTAATTCCTGTAGAGTTTGGGTCAGAGTTACCGATTGCAACTGGGTATGCAGTTGTTGTGCTAGATATTGTCTGAGTGGTGATATCGTAGAACGATCCCCAGTAAGCAATTGTTCCACCAGCGCCTTGAGCACCAGTAATACCCTGGACACCTACTCCGTAGGTCTCAGTGAAGTTGATGGCATCTGTACCAATGCGGATAGATCCGTCAGAGTTCTCTAATCCGTAGTTAAGTTGAATCCAAGCAGTTCCCTTGTAGGTTGTTCCGTCAGTAACGTAAACATAGTCGCCTTCTTCAACCTGACCAATGATGTGGTTGTCGTAGTCGGTAGCACGTGTGAGCAACCATGTAGAGGTAGAAGAGCCTGTGTTTGTTACAGTGTAGATACCGTTTTGAATAGCATTTGATTGACCATTAATAAGAACGCGGTTTCCAGCATACGGAGTAAACCCATCAATAACAAGGGCGCCATTTGTTGATGCAGCGATTGTTGCACCTACACCATAGCCGTTTTCTACATCAGCAGTTCCAGAAGTGTATGTAGCGCCATTTCCTAATGGTGAGTTTTGAACGGAGTGAACAGACTGGTGAGCGTTTTGGTTTGAAGGGTTACCTTGCATACCTTGAAGGCCTTGCAAGCCCTGTACACCTTGGATGCCTTGCGTACCTTGTACGCCTTGCAGTCCTTGAGGACCTTGCAGTCCTTGTACACCTTGGGTACCCTGTGGTCCTTGTAGTCCCTGTGTACCTTGTACACCCTGTGTGCCCTGATTGCCTTGGATGCCTTGCGTACCTTGAGGTCCTTGTAGACCCTGGATACCTTGGGTTCCCTGTGATCCAATAGTGCCTTGTACCCCTTGCACTCCCTGAGTTCCTTGTGGGCCTTGGACTCCTTGTACTCCCTGAGTTCCTTGAACACCTTGCAGTCCTTGTGTTCCTTGGATTCCTTGAGGCCCTTGAATTCCTTGTGTGCCTTGAGTACCGTCAAAACCTTGTGTACCTGTGGCTCCCTGTGCTCCTGTGGTGCCTTGTGAACCAGTTACACCCTGTGTACCTTGGGGACCTTGAACGCCCTGGATTCCCTGGGTTCCTTGGACTCCTTGTAGTCCCTGAGTTCCTTGCGTACCTTGGATATTACCAATTAAATACCACGTACTAATTCCAGCGTTGTACTGCCATGTTGTGCTGTTTGTTGTTTGATAATAAAAATCGCCATTAGCAATACCAGGAATTGTAGATAGAGGATCTGAAGAACCTGTAAACCACTCAGTTCCACGAGTACCCTGCGTACCTTGTACGCCTTGCAACCCTTGGATGCCTTGGATTCCTTGTGTTCCTTGAACACCCTGCAAACCCTGTGTACCTTGCACGCCCTGTGTACCTTGAGTGCCTTGCACGCCCTGTGTACCTTGTACGCCTTGAGTGCCTTGAGTGCCTTGTAGTCCTTGGATACCTTGAAGTCCTTGGATACCCTGAATACCTGATGCATAAACTTGGTCGTTCCAATAAATAACGCCGTCACCTACTTTGAACTTTCCAGTGTCAGTTTCTAAACCAAGTTCACCGATAGCAAGAAGAGGGTTGGCAGATGACCAGTTGGCGGCAGTGTCACGCCTAAATTGGATTTGAATAGCCATTTTAGTATTTTATCCTCATCCTGTTGCTGTGCCAGCGTCAATTGAAGTAATTCCACCGTAAACAGATGTGGCGCTACCACCATCTATTTCGATTAATGCTGATCCTGAAGTTCCTTGAATTCCTTGGGTGCCTTGTGCACCATCAAATCCCTGTACTCCTTGGGTTCCTTGAATACCTTGGACACCTGAACCAGTTACCCAACTAGTTCCATCAAATGTGTAAAGAAGACCTTCAGTGGTATTAAAGTAGAGGTCGCCAAGAGACGCACTGCTTGGCGCAGAGGCCAAGTGCAGTACGTTGAGTGGTGTTAAAAACCGACGACTCATTTACGCCCTTCTAGGTCGTTAACCTACAACTACAACTCGGAATGCGTTTGAAGATGGGGCTACAGCAAACGAAACTGTAAGTGTGTCTGTTGTTGTGTGAGCAACGTCTGCAAACACTTCAGCCTTTGTTGTGTTGTCGTAGATTGTTACAACAACATCGTAAGTGCTAAGTGAGTGAGTAACTGTAAACGTTGTGTTTGTTCCATCTCCAACGTTAGTTGCATACTTCTTAGCAATTGCAGAGTAATCAGTTACCTGAAGGGCACCAGTAGATCCGTTGAACTCAAGACCTGTACCAGCGTTAACACCGATACCACTTGAAGTAAGTTGAAGACCTTCGGTGCCTTGAACAACCGCAGAGATTGTGTTTCCAGAGATGGAGATTCCGTCTCCGCCAATGTACGCTCCGCTACCAGAGAACTGAGTAAACTCAACTGGATCTGTGCCGATCTTGATATCTTCGTTTGTACCTGTTCCCTCATTGGTAAGAACCCAACCAGTTCCAGCAGAAGTACCTGCTGATACGAAGTAGAAGTTTCCATAATGAAGTTCATCTAGTGAGGAGTTATCCTCGTAGATTGAACGAGTAAGAGTAACGTTAGTACCATCGTTTGCTGTAACTGTATAGATACCATTTTGAGTGGCTGTAGCCTGAGCAAAAAGACCGATACGATCGTTTACCTCATCGGTATCGCCAGTTGCAGTATCAAGAGCAGATACGGTGGTTGTAAATGTTGCGCCAACTCCAAGGCCACCTGATGCATCTGCCGTGCCGTCTGTGTAAGTACCTGTTACTGATACAAGAGCAATTGCATCTAAAGAATCCTTAATGCGAAGGCCTTGAGCAACACCGTCTACGTAGTGCTTAGTAGCGGCATCTTGTGCATCTACTGGGTCTGTAAGGTTCTTGATGCGAGCGCTGTTAGCCTGGATGTTTCCACTTGATGGATTAAGAGAAACATCTCCATCGTTTGACTCAAGTTCAAGGGCTCCTGTAATAGCAGTTAAACGAAGAGAACTGTCAGACTGCGCTGCAATAACACCTTGCTGAGTTCCTGAACGCCAGTACGAGGTCTTTTGAACCTGGATCTCACTGTTAAGGAAAAGTTCGGTTCCAGAAACGTTAAAGTTAGTTGTATCAACAGACTGCAAGTATTGCTCAGAAGAGGTGATGTAACCTTGAGATGTAGCAGTTCCTGCAGCATCAAAGTAAGAAGAAAGATCAGATGCAAGAGTGCTTGCATTGATTGTAAGTTCTCCAGAAGTTACAGTGAAGTCAGGTGAAACAGACGTGATGTATGCTGCAGAGGTAATGTCACCAATAGTTGCTACCTGGTTAGAGGCACCCGCTCCAGAGTCAATTTCGTTGTTCCAACCAATATAAACCTTACCTGAGTTTCCATTTGTAGTAGAACCTGTGTAAAGAATAATGTTACCGTTTGAGTCATTAGCACCTGCACGAAGCGCAAGGTCTCCAGAAGACTCAAGGTGAAGGGCTGGTGAAGTTGAACCATCGCTGACAGGTGCAGGGTTAACAAACAAGAAACCTGAAGGTGTAGAGTTTTCAGAGGAAATGTTTACAAAACTGTTGATGTTGATAAGACCAGTGGCACTTGTAAACGTTCCATTGCCATGGTAGTTATCGTTGATGTCTCCAGCAGAATCTACTTCAAAGACGTTGGTACCCGTTGTGGTCTGTACGCTAAGTACGCCGCCATCGCCTGTTCCACCAAGTGTAAGGCTGTTATCGATGTTTACTTCATTAGGAAGACTGAGGGTAATGTCTCCCGTTGTAGTAGATACGGAGATCTGGTTAGTTGTACCAGAAACAGAGTTTACATAGGTAGCATTTCCTGGAACACCGATCTGTACCCAGGTGCTTCCGTTATCGAGGAAAAGGGTTTGGGTGTCTGTTGTGGCGTAGACACGGCCAGCGTTACCTGCAGATGGTCGAGAGGCAGCGACGCCGTACTCGATAGCACCTCCGATTGGAACCCAGTTCGTGCCATTGTAAACGCGAAGTTCGTTGTGAGCAGTGTTGTAGTAGATACCACCAGCACCATAGCCTGAAGGGTCAGAGGCAAGATTTTGAATCTTGGCGTTCTGAAGTTCTAGGCCCGTTAAATCTATAGGCGTGAAAAATTTACGAGCCATTATGTCTCCTTAAGACAGATATGCGGTTCCGCTAAACGCGGCTAAAAAAGTGACCCGTATATTGTTACTATCTATGTAGTCGATTTCGCCCTCGCAAATTGCACCAGATGAGTCAAGTGTAGTGACGTTAGGATAAAAATTAAGGTTATGTGCAATACTCCATGTAGAACTTGGGCTGTACTGGGTGTATGCGTATGCAAAAGGCTTGTCTGGACCTAAAGGGCCTTGAAGACCCTGTGTGCCTTGCGTACCCTGTATGCCTGCCGCTCCACCCTGACCAGGACGTACAACAATTGGTCCCTGGGTTGATTGGATGACATTTTGAACAGAGACAACTACATTGATAGGTGCAGGTACGTTTACCTGTACAGAGCAAGCGCTGCAGCCACAACCTTCGGCATGGCTCATGAAACAGTTGCCCTTGGCGTTGTAAATACTGCTCCACGCATGTAAGTCTGCTCGTAGGTAGAGTCAGACGAAGACTTTGCACGAATATCCCAAAAGGATAGTTCTGGAAGCAAGGTAGTTTGAATGTTGGTCAAAGATAGTTTTAACTGATCTGTATGACCGTCTACATGCTCGACAGTAAATGCCACAAGTGGGATGTCATCACCAAAGACAAGGTGGATCTCAGATGCCCATGTATACGCGGTTGTATCAAATGGGAATGTAAGTGTAACTTCAAATGAATCTCCCTCGTACATGTTGAGGTCGTAGTTAGGGATATCAGTTGGAAATTCTTGGCTTCCATATGTAGGCATTGGCAATAGAACACGTTGTGGCATGGATGTATCATCCACTTCTTGCGGCAAGTAGATCGGAATGTAACGGTTTGTTGACTTTGCAATACGACGCAGTTGAAATACGTCGATCTTATAAAGACCAATACCAAGTTGTGAGCAAAGTTCTTTGTATTGTTCTTTACGCTCTTGTACCATGTTCATGACTTGGCGATAACGTTCAGAACGGGGAATCATTACGCCATCTGGGGCTGTAATATCAATGTCAAAAGAAGCATCGTTAGCAAGGGTGTACATAGCCAAAGTACAGGCATAAATGACCACAGGGTATTCTTCAACACCAGGAAGTGAGGCTAAGGATACAGGTCGTCCAAATGAGTCTGCATGGTTTGCAGTGTGCTGAGTAAATGCATCATTGACAAACTGGCAAATCTCTTGGTTAGTAAAGTAGCGAAAGTACGTTCCAGCAAAGATGATTGGGGCAGCAGATGCAGGTGCTGTATCAAATGTTACATACCCTGTCTCTTCTTCTACAGTGACTGTAGTGGAGACATCAGACCCGTTAACATGGACGATAAGTGTCTCACCGTCAATAGGGCTATAAGGAACAAGAAAACGAACTGTTGATCCATCCCCTGTTGCTTGATAGACAAAGGACTTACCAAAGTCGCCCAACTCATCACGAAGGCGACTAGCCAAGTTTGTTAATGTAGCCACTAAACCTCCGAAAACTAGATGCGTTTATTATCTACTGTAATGACAATTAAATCCGCATAAAAAAGGCCTAACCCCAACTGGGAGGAGGGCGGGAACCAGTTGAGGTTAGACTAGTAGCGACGTCTATTTAGTTTGGACGCCAAACATATCCAAGTTGCTCAAGGTACCCTGCAAGACCTGCAGGTACGCGATACTTGACACCAGCCTTGAATGAATAGTGGTTTCCTACTCCGTATGTCATGTCAGTAATATCATGCTGTGTACGGATAACAACGTAGTCGTTGTTTACACTAACACCAACGTTCTCAATCTCATCAAGAACCAATGGTGCATCAGGGTGCTTTGGGTCAAACGTATCGTGCTTAATACTTTCATTTTCAGCCGCATTTGCAAGAGAGATCTCTTCTGAGCGGGCCTGTTGTTCTTTGATGCGAGCCTTTGCTGCTTTTTCTGCTGCATGTCCTGTCGCGTCTAGAGGACTTGTTGGTGTGTTTGCCACGATGTCTTTTTCCTTTTCTAGTTAGTTAGTTAGTGATGGCTGTGGGCCAAAGAAGGAGTATGACCCACAGACACTACTTTTTTAGATATTTTATAGCCCGTTTTAATCGGTCTACATCATCCTCAAATTGTCCTAATCCTGAGTTACAGGGGTAACAGAGGAGTCCTCTTACTTTTCCTGTTTCATGATTATGGTCAATATGTGGGGTAGAACTAAACTCTTTTAAACAAAGAACACATTTATTTTTTTGCTTAATCAACAACTCTTGGTAGGTTTGTCGATCTAAACCGTACTTCTTTAATCTTTGCCAGTCTGCGTTAACTTTGGCGCAAGCCTTACAGATTCTTTTTCCTCGCCATAAAGACGTGTTGCTGTCGTCATACGGATGTCCTTTCGGACAATGTGTTTTGCGACTATTTGCATATCCTTTCGGAATACGCCTTTTTTGCATTGTCTTTTTTCTGCAAGTTCTACAAATTCTTTTGGACTTGTAGTAGTACGTGTTTTGCTCAGTAAACTCGTGTCCTGCTTTACAGTGAGTCTTCATTCTTTGCCTATCACTAAGGGGCTATTACACCCCTTAGTGTAAGACTAATTCTTACAAATTAGTTATTAATTTGTATAAACTTTAACGATAGCCTGGTCGGTGATAACACCAAGACCCCAGATTGCGTACCAAGCAAGAGCGTGCTCACGACCGAAGTCAAGAACGCCACCATCGCGAAGTTCAACTGGAAGGCTGATTGCGTGACCAAATGCGTTGTCACCGATCATGATTGACTCATAAACAGTTGCAGCAGTTGTGTTTGAAGAACCACCATTTGGATAAGCAGATGCTCCAACGTTCTCTGGGAATCCACCTTCACCTGGAGCGGTGTTAGCATCAACTGGAACAGATGTTGAAGAACCTGGTGTACCAACGTAGTTGCTGTAATCGATAACAGAACCAGATGAGAATGAGTTCACCTGTGTTGTTTCGATGAAGACTACATCGTAGATACGTCCGATTTCACCGAGCATGAAGTTACCTGGTGCAGCGTACTTTGTAACCTCGATGAACTCAGGGTTTGTACGGATGTCACGAGATTGCTTTGGGTGAATGAACTGAACATAGGTCTCGCCCAAACGAGGGATGTTCTTTGATGCGAGGGTAAGAGCAGCATCCTTAACAGCACCTGTAGACAACTTGAAGTTACCTGTTAGGCCTGAGATTGATGTTCCAACTGTACCTTCGTTGTACCAGTCGTTGATGCCTTGAAGACCTGTGCGATCGTAACCAAATACTGCTGATGTTGCAGCAGAAAGGGTGTTACGAGCCTGGAGATCAAGGTACTGAGCCATGTGACGGCCAAGAAGACGTGAGGCAGAAGCCATAACGTCATCGAATGAAGAGTTGAGAAGAAGTTCAGAAACAGCAACGCCGTAACCTTGTTCTGCAACTGTGATTGCGATCTGCTCTGCTGTTAGAGCGTTTGTTGTCATACGAACACCTTCTGTAAGAGGTGTTGGGTTGACAGCAAAGTTCTGGTAACGAAGGAAGTTCACGCGAAGACCAGGAGAAACTCCTAGTTCGGTCTTCTTTACTGCGAACTGCTCGAAACGAAGGATTGGCATTGCCTGGAACAAAATTTCTTTTGACCAGATTGTTTGAATTGCTTGGTTCAGGCTTGAGTTTGAGCCTGAGTACGCTGTTGGTGCGCCCGCGAGTTGCGAGGATCCTGTAATAGCACTTGCCATGTTAGGTCAAGTCCTTTCTATAGTTGAGGTTGGGTTCTTAGTTTCCGAAGAGACCTTGACCACGATTGCTGGCTGCTTGTCCAAGTAACTTGGCACGTTGTTTCGCATAGTCTGCCACTGACATGTCCCGAATTGCGTCGGGTGAGTACGATCGTTGTTCCGAATCATTATCGAGAGGTCCACTAGCAGGGGCTGTAATACGAGCACCTACCATTTGTTGCTTGTTTGCTTGAACAGTCTGCATGACATCTTGCATGATTCCTGCAGACTTCTCTTTAAGAGAAGCGATGCTCTGTTCAATCTCATCTTGTGTATTACCGTTGATCAAGTCGATAAGTTGAGGAACGATTGTTTCACGCTCTTCCTCTAGTCGTGCTTGGCGATAATTCTGGAGTTCTTGGAATTCGCGTTCCTTTTCAAGCATTGCGAAGGCGCGTTCTCTTTCAAGACTTTCATGCTCAAAACGAGCATTCCATTCTTGCTCCTTCTTAGCGAGGAGTTCCTTAGCAGAAAGTTCTTCTTCTTCTGCAGCCTTTTGCTTTGCTAGACGATCTGCTTCGTATGATGCCTGTTCAGCATTTTTACGAGCGATCTCATCTTCGCGTTCCTTTTTAAAAGTCTCTACTTCACTCTTGAGTTTTTCCATTTGTGAGTACAACTTTGATTTTTCTTGCTCACGAGCCTTGGCAATGTCCTCAGCGGTAAACGCTGCAAGAACTGATTCGGCTTGTTCCGCACCTGTTGGTACGTTTTGAATTTCTGCAATAACAGGATCTACCTGTGTATTTGTTGCAAAAATGTCTTCTGCATATCCGTTGTTGGCCATAGTTGGTCACCTATTTTTCTTGTCTCGTTGTCCGAATGCCTTACGGCGTATCCCTTGATTTCTTACAAGACTATTGCATTACATATTGTCGCAATTGTCTCGATATACTCTGATTTATTATCAGAATCCTATTCGTCTCGGTCGACGTTACTGCGTTGTGGCTCTTTAGTTCCGTACGCATCCGTCACGAGTTGGTTACGAATTGCAGCCTCATCCTGTTCAACCATCATTTGGTTTTCTTGTTGGGCTGGATCGTTTACACTTTGAGGAGTTTCAGGTCCAAGAATCCCATCACCCATGATGTCTCCATCACCAAGTTCAGTTGGCTGTAAAGGAATAGCGGAGCCATCTGGCCCTGGCATCATTCCTGTCATATCCATGATTTCTTTTTGGATTTGAATCTTAAGAAGTTGTAGGGCACCATCTGCCTTAGCATCGTTCATGATCTCATCACGAATCTCTTGAAGTTTGTTTTCAGGAAATTCTTCTCCAAGTGCGCGAAGTGCGCCTTCCTTAGACTCTAATCCAGCAGACATCTTTGCTTGAATCTCATTGAGAATGATCAACTTGTCAAGAGGAAGTGGTGGTGGGAACTGTACGTAGTTTTGGTACGTAAGTGGGTCATTAGGATCTAAACGATCATACTGTCCAGGCTTAATTGGACCATCAACGTCTGGGTTGTATAAAAATGTTTCTGGCTCTTTAAGGGACAACGTACGAAGAATAAGTTCGTTGATACGCTCGATGCCTTTTCCGTATTGAACCTTCTTCTGCTCATAACGGTTCATCAAAGGCTGGTACTGGATAGAAAGTGCTACACCAGATGTATTAGAGATAGGTTGAACCTGTCCAAGGGCAGACTCTGGAACATTCATCATTTCGTGCATAGAACGCTTGAGTAGTTCTAGGTATTGAAGAGCGCCGTTAATTCCGTCTGCTCCACCATCAAGGTTGAATACTTGGGCGTCTTTTGGAAGACCGCCCCATACCTTGCTCGCACCCTTTTCAAGGTTGGAGGCTTTAGCACCGATGATAACTGTAACTGGAGCAGCGTGGTAATTGATGATATCTGCTACATCAGTTGAAATTTCGTTGTAAGTACGGTTAATGGTAATAATGTCTTGACAGTCTGAAAGACCCCATGGAGAACCTGTAACAGGCATATTAGGAATATGAACAACTGGAATCAATCCGATTGGATTAGGGCGGGAATCGATCAACTCATCGTTGATATATTCCTCGATCATGTCATCGGTAAGAATTTCTGTATACGTAAATACTTGACGAGTTCCTTCTAGTGAAGTTCCCCAGAAACGGTACTTCTGCTTAAAACGTAGAAGACGAGTACGGTCATGCGGGTGGAACTCAGGAAAAGCAAACGCAGAGTTCATCGGAAGGATACGCACACGTCCTGGGTGTGTATGCCCTGCAGAGTCTAACCAGGCTTCTTCATAAGCAATCTTTACAAAACAGTCACCTGTAACTCCACCTTGCTGTGCCATTTCAAGTAGAACACGCATCTTGTCGTTATCTACTTCCCATACACGCTCTAAACGTGCTGGAACAATGGCTTCAGTGGCTTTAGGGGATCTAAATGAAATACCTTTAGCAAAGGTAAAACGTGCAAGATAGTCAGTAAATGCACGGTAATAGTTAAACGTCATTTGTGATTCGCCAGTTTCACGGCGATAACCCCAGGCATGGCCTAGGTACATTGCAAAGTTTAGTGAGTAACGGTTAAGACGAGGCCCGTGAACTTCACTATTCGAATTCCTCGTCTGCTA